GCAACTGGAAACGTCCAAGTTGGAAATATCACAATATCAGGAAACAGTATCACAACAACTGCAAATCAGTTGAACTTATCTGCACCTGACGGAATTTTATACAACAATAATCTACAAGTTGATGACCTTATAATCAGCGGTAACACAATTAGAGCCACTGATTCGAACCAGAATTTTGAGATTGTAACAAGCGGAACAGGTACAGTTGACATATATGGTGACACAAGAGTAAATGGTAACATCCACGCAACAGGTAACATCAGAACCGATGGTAATATCACTATTGGTGACCAAGACACAGATTCATTAACAATCAACGCGGATGTGGCATCCAATCTAACTCCAGATGTGAGCAATACTTACGACCTAGGTACTGCAACAAAAAGATGGAACAATGCATACGCAAACAATTTAACTGTTGACAACTTAACACTATCGGGAAACATCACAGTACAAGGACTAAACTTAACAGCACGTCCAGGCAAAGTGATATATGTTGCAACAAATGGTGATGACAGTAATTCAGGAACTCACCAAAACGATCCTTACGCAACAATTGAGCAGGCGTTGTCTGTTTGTGTTGCTGGTGATCACGTTCACGTCTATCCAGGCACATACACAGAAGCATTTCCATTAACTATGCCAACAGGTGTATCTTTGCGAGGTGATGGCTTAAGAGCAGTAACGATCCAACCAACTGGCGCAACAAATACAAAAGATGCTTTTATATTAAATGGTGAAGTAACTATAGAAGATGTTACAATTACAGGTTTTTATTACAACAGTTCTGCAAACGAAGGACACGCATTTAGATTTAACCCTACTGGCAATGACGATAGCACTGGTTATCAAGTTACATCTAGATCACCTTACATAAGAAATATTACAGTCATTACACAAGGTTCGACAACAACTGCGGCAGATCCAAGAGGTTTCGCGGCGGGCGATGCTGGAAGAGGAGCATTCTTTGATGGGGAACTTGCTACGCCAAACAGTAACGAGGCAAGTTGTTTATTCCAAAATGCAACATTTATCACTCCAGGCGTTGACGCAATCACACTTACAAATGGTGTTAGAATAGAATGGTTAAACTCATTCACATACTTTGCATTATCAAGTATCAATGCTTACGACGGCACAAACGGATTGAAAGGTGCTGGTCAAACTGCATTGAAAGTTGGCGGCTTTTCGGGTACACCACTTGCACAAGGTCAAGTATTAAGTTATTACGATTCACAAGGTAACCAATTAGCATCAGGCACTATTGCGGCAGTTGATGGAGATAAAATTTTTATCAACGGAAAATCATTAGGATTCCAATTACCTTCAGAACAAAACGGAAAAACTATACAAGCAATAGGTGATGCAAAATTAAACACAACAACTAAAAAATTCGGTTCAGCAAGTTTACAATTAGATGGCGTGGGTGATGCCGCAAAAATAAACACAAACGCAGACTTTGGCTTTGGCACAGGAGATTTTACTATAGACTTCTGGGCGTATCCTAATGCAGTGCAAACAACTTCATTGATTGATATGCGTAACAATGTATCAGTCGAGAACGCATTATATTTTTACGTTGCAAACAACGTTCCAAAAGTTTATGTAAATGGCTCAGATATAATCACTGGTTCACAAGGCTTTAACCTATCTACTTGGACACACTGTGAAATAGTTAGAAGCAGTGGCACAATCACAGTTTACATTAATGGTTCAAGTGTAGGAAGTGCAAGTGCATCGGCAGATTTTGCAAATGCAAAACCACTTGTAATAGGAAACAACTACGGAAACACAAATGGTTGGAATGGATACATTGATGGATTAAGAGTCTATAAAGGACAAGCGTTACACACAGGAAACTTTACAGCACCTACAACAGAAGCAGTTGGAAATGCAAACACAAAATTAGTTGCAAACTTTAACGGCAACAATGCATCAACAACATTTTTAGATACAAATTTAATTGCACAAGATATTAGAACATCTGCAGGTGCAACAGCAACATCATTCACACTTGTTGACTACACAGACTTTGGTGCTGAGGTAAGATCAATAGCATCTGCTTCTATCTACGGAAGATTTGGAGTAAAAGGTGACGGTGTTGGTGTAAAAATGTATTTGATCAGTCACAACTTTGCATACATAGGAAATGATTACGAAGTAGACAATGATGCGGCAACTGTAATACAGGCAAACGAAGTTGTTGCAAATAACGGCGCAAAAATATTTTATAGTTCAGTTGACCACAGAGGAGACTTTAGAGTAGGCGATCAATTCAGTGTAAATCAACAAACAGGACAAGTAAGTTTCACAAGTGCTGATTTGAACATAGATGTTGATTCAACTTTAACATTTACAACAGGTCCAGATGTTACAACTATTTCAGGAAGTGAAATACAATCCGGAAATGTAAAAATTAGTGGAAATACAATAACAACAACATCAGGCAATTTAAATTTAGATTCATTCACAGACACAGTTGCTTTTAGTGACAACGTAAACATCACAGGAAATTTAGATGTTGGTGGAGATATAACGATTGGCGGTAACGTTACAATCGGTGATCAAACAACTGACAACATTACAATATCGGCGGGTATAGCATCAGACTTGATTCCAGCAACAAACAATTTGTACAACATTGGTTCTTCAACAAAAAATTGGAACACACTTTTTGCAAACGAGGCAATAGTTGACAGTGTTAGAATTACAGGAAATAAAATTGAGTCAATAGACACAAACGCAGATTTAGATTTAAGAACAAGTGGTACAGGAAACATAACACTTGAAAACTTTACCGCATCAGGTGACACGATTACAAATACTTCTGGAGACTTCATAATTAATCCAGCAAGTTCAGTGTTCAAAGTTGCAGGTACGGGTTCAATCAGAATACCATCTGGTAACACAGCACAAAGACCTAACCCAGCAGTGGCAGGCATGATGAGATACAACACTCAGACAAATGTGTTTGAGGGTTACAATGGCTCAAACTGGATAGCATTGACAGGTGTGTACGACCTTGACCAGGACACATACATCACAGCAGAACTTACACCAGGTAATGATGATGACACAATAAGATTTTATGCGGCTAACCAACTTGTTGCAAACGTAAATTCAACAAGATTTGACGTCACAAAATTGGTGGTTGATAACATAGAAATTAGTGGAAATACACTGACAACCACTGGAGTTGACCAGGATTTGATCCTAAATGCCAATGGAAATGGTAGTATAAGGATTGAAGACTTCAGATTCCAAGGAAATACGATAACTAATATTATATCTGCTCCGTTGAAGTTAAAAACAACTGGAACTGGGTATATTGATGTATCAGACGCTGGTGGATTTGTTATTCCGGTTGGATCAACAGTAGATAGACCAGTAACTGGCTTGTTGGGTATGATTAGATACAATACCAACGATGAGCGGGTTGAGTTATACGACGGTACACAATGGGGATCAATTGCAGGATCTTCAGGTGCTGTAAGTATAATTGATGCAACAGAAATAGCCGTACAAATGGCGGTAACATTAGGATAGAATAAAATGGCAACGACCTTTAGAAACAATGTAACAAAAAACATAGGAACTGTACCTAACTCTGTATACACAGCAGGTAACGGAATTTACACAACTGTCGTTGGTATGGTTTTAGCAAATTTGACAGAATCAGTTGTGAAAGCAAGTGTAACTTTAACAGCAACTCCAGATTCAGTTACAGGTTTTATAGTAAAAGATGTATTGATAGCACCTAACTCCAGTTTACGTGTGTTGAACTCAGGAGAAAAATTAATTGTTGCAAGTCAAAACAGTTTGAACGTACAAGCAAATATTAACGACTCACTTGATTGTGTGTTAAGTTACGTGGAGATAAGTTAAGATGTCAAATACGGTTGGTCAGGATACAGTTGTTTATTTAGAAAATGGTATAAAGTCGAGATACTTCTACGGATTAAGAAGAACAGACGAAGGAACTTTATACATTGGAAAAGTTGACCAACTACAAGCAAATGATCCTGTAACAATTAACGTGCCAGGTGCGATAGTTGACAACTACGAAGGTTTTGACCAAGGTGAAGATTTTTACGAAGGAAGAGATTTAAATCACGCTAAACCATTTAAAAATTTAAAGTACGAACAATTTAGATGGGATGATGTAAATTTAAATTATTACATCAACAGCGAAGGAGAATTTGTTGTTCGATTAAACAGTAAAGTTGGAGACGGAACTATCACGTATCCACAAACTGATGAAACTTTAGTGGCACAACCAAGTGTGTTTACTATGGATAAGAACACAATTAAATTTGATAGTAACGAAATAACATTCGATAGAACGTAAACGTGGGAGGATACGAAGAATGACAAGACAACTAATTAACACTGGTACTTTACCTAACGATGGTCAGGGTGACTCGTTACGTGATGCTGGTACAAAACTGAATTCCAATTTCAGTGAATTATACACTGCACTTGGAAACGGCACGACATTAACAGTCGTACAAAATAATTTATTCAACGCAACAGGATCTAACAAGATAGCCTTTAACTATGCCGCATTGAGTGACTTACCCAATGCAACAACGTATCACGGAATGTTCGCCCACGTACACGCCGAGAACGCGGCTTATTATGCTCACGCAGGAGCATGGGTCAAACTTGTTGACGCAAACAAGTCAATTGACCTTCTATCGGATGTAGATACTTCAACAGCGGCTCCGACAAACGGACAAGCATTAGTTTGGGACGCTGGTGGCGGAAAATGGAAACCAGGAACTGTACAAGCAGGCGGCGGCGGCGGTGGCGGTTCAACCACGTTCACGGGACTTACTGACACGCCAAGTTCGTTCAGTGGTTACGCAAATG